TGAATCGTGGTCTTGACATAATACCATACCTTAAAGCATCGTACAAGTGATCTTCGGAGGTAGTGTCAATATCTTCTGGGTTTCTTTTGTCAATTGGTAAGGCAGGTAGTTGAGCAACAATATTGGTACAAGTATTAAAAAACACCATACGAGGCTCTTCTGTAAATTCGTCAACTTGTAACCGTCTATGTATTTCGTTTTTACCAGCTACCCGTGAACCTTTAGATCTATCAGATGGACGCCAACGACATCCACGTTGAATCATTTGTTCAGCCAATGACGGGCCAGTATCACCACGCTTGTGCCATAAAGAGCTATCAAGAACGCCATACTTAATATTTCCATCTTCAGCCTCTAAATCTAACACCATATCTGCTAAATCTGCAGCTAATACTTTACTTACGTATAATTCTCTATAAACATACAATTGTTCATTCGGAGCTACTGCAAACCATATTACACCCGATTTACTTCCATACCCATAGTCACATGCTCTAAACTTTACCCAATTACTTGGTATGTTAAAAGGTTCTATCACATGTATGTTTCTATCAAACTCTGTAAATGCTGCACCCTCTTTAATGTCCCAATCACCGTCTAGTAACTGTCTACGTTGTTGTTCAGGTAAAGATAGAAGCATTGCTTCGTAGTCACCCTGTTCAGCTAGGTAAGGATTATCGGAAAGACGGGCAGGTATAAACCTACGTTTGAATAAAGGCTTACCAGCTTTGGCATGTCCAGCAGGATAAGATAATACTTCATTTGTTTCAATGTCTGTCGCATTAAAAGCTTTACCATAAGGTGCAGGGTCAATAAACATTTTTTTAACCCAATGATGTCCTCTACCACCGGGGTTAGTAGTAGCTCTCATATATACAGGCAAGTCAGTTGCAGTGGACCGTAGACGAGATCTCATGTAGTTCCACGCAAAAGGCGAGGGCCACTGAGTAAGTTCGTCAAAGCCTATCCAACTAAATGCCAGACCTTGGTAACGCAGGACATCATCTTCTTTATCTAAGTAGGACATCCACAACCTCGCACCAGAGGGCGCAGTCCACTGCATCTTACGTTCTGACCACTTAATACCGGGCCATATCTTGGGATACATTTCTTGAGATTTAAAGATAAGTTCCCTTAGTTCTTCTGTAGTATGCCGTAGCAGCAATCCTGAAAAAGCTGGGTGCCCCATAAAGCGTAATGGGTCAGCCAACATAGCATATGACTTACCACCACCTGCAGAGCCACCATAAAGTACCTCACGTTCACCTGCAGCTAAGAAGTCTGTTTGTGGTCCAGCATTAGGTTTAAATATTACATTATGCTGTTCTTCTATAGGTGCTAATTCAGGTTCTACTATTCTAGCTGGTTCAGGCTGCGTTTGTTTGTTGGTTGTCGTTGTCTTGCGCTTTCGCCCCGATGCGGTTGCGTTCAATTTCTTCCGCTTTGGCGACTGCCTTTTTCGCATAGTCTGCCCATCTGCGTAGGCTTCCAGCTTTGTTTTTTCTTCTTCGCTCATTATCTAACCGTTTCTTTAGTCCTACGTGAGATATAGTTCTGCCAGTGTTTCGGGTTAGCCAGTTGGCAACCTCACGATACGAGTACTGCTTTAAGTACTTCTTGGCTTTCACAAGCATATCAAGTTCGTTATCAATTGGCAAGAGTATTCCATCATCTTCTGGATCTAATTCGTATCCAAATGGTATTGTTCTTGCTACACGTGGAATAGGAACCCATTCATTGTCTTCTTGTAGGTCAGTCGGTTGTGGTAGTTTCCATTGTCCTAATGGCTTAGTCATCGTCATCCTGTGCTTGTTTAGCTGGCATTAACATAACGCCACCCTTAGCTTCTACCTGCATCTTTTCAGTTTTAACTAAACCAGTACGATCTAGTAGTTCTTTAGCTGCAGACATCTTATCACGAATACCTAGCTCAGTAGGATCGTACAAAGCACTAACCATAGCCATTGCAGCTTTAGGTACATTACGTGCTAAGTAGCTGTGTGTTACATCAATAATCTCTTCTTTAAGACTATTAGTTATTTCACGGTTAGGTGTATTGGGCGAATACCCAGCAAGTTTTTTAGCCATAGTAACATCGCCACCTGCCTCATCCATAAGTACATCTAAAAACTTTTGTTGACGTTCTGTTAATTCACGAGCCATATTACATCATTTCAAAATGTGGGGCATCAATAAAGGGTCTACGTCCTTCTGACCTACGGAGATCTACGTATGCGTTCATTGCGTCTTCTGCAGTACCAGCATATTCTCGTATGTCTCCTTCACTCCATGCAGCACCCCATTTAATTGCTACATTATTCTTTCTAGCAGCCTTAGCCATAGCATCACAAATATCATCATAGACATTGAGTTCCCAAGAAATGTCTGAACCAAAATATGCGACTAGATCTACAGCACGACCATCAAGATGTTTAGACTTCATAGTCTGTGATCTACCAGATTCGTATAATTTCTTTTGTTCTTCCAAACTACGTAGTCCAAAGGTAACACCGAAGTCTACTTTTGTAATACCAATAGCATCCTTTACAACTGCGACTAAACCTTCGTCTACACCCTTTAGTTTTTTCATACTTCTGCTTGATAACTTAAATGCCATTACTTCTTCCCAAAAAATCTAGTAGCTGAACGTACACCAAATGACGCAGCTACAATTACACCTAATGTATAGCTATACCACTGAGGCATACTATCTAATGCTACAAACCCATTCTGTACTACTTCTCTGCCCCACTCACCTGTAAATACAAGTATTAGTGGTATAGAAAATAAAATAGTCAGCCACTCGTCTTTCCACGAAGACTGACTACCTTGCGCCATAATTTTTTCCCAGTCTGCTTCACTAGTCGCCCGACTGAGCATAATCTGTGCTTCAGCTTCAGCTTTGGCAACTTTAACTTTAGTTTCGGCAGCTTTAGTTTCAACTTTACCATTTAACCATGTTCCTGCTAGACTTGCTATTGGGCCAATAAATGCTTGGATCATTTACTACCTCTATCTGTTTTTGCTTCTTTGTTCATCCAAATACCAAAACAACCTGTTAGTGCACCCATACAAACAGATACAAGACCAGCTTGTCCGTTAGTAGGATCAGGTAACGCCATATACCAATGTACAGATTGATATGTAAGAATAGTTACAACTAACATCATTAGTCGTGGAAATAATTTATAGTCATCAATAATAGTATGTGCCATAATCAGGTTCTCCTGTATCTAGCGGTTTTCTTTGCAATACCTTTAGGTTGAGCCACATGCTGCTTACCTGCCTTCGTGCCTTGTCGTTTAGCTCTGGTTGTAGCGGCATACTCACTGCTGCTAAGAGACTCAATAGCCTTAGCAGGTAAATAACGCTCACCAGTTTTAGCACTAGGCTTCCCACTTTTAGTTCGCCAATCTTGCTTAGTCCATTTCTTTAAAGACTTTTGTGATTTAGCGAGGGCCATTACTTGTAGCCCCCACCCGCTTTTTTGTATTCACTGGCGAGTAACTGTGCTTTACGTGCAGACCATTGACCTGCCTTCCCGCCTTTGGTTCCCCGCTTAATCCGCTCAAACAAACGTTTGCGCAGAGTAGGCTTAGTATAATTTCCTGCCTCATTTACACGAGACTTAGACTTTTTCGCCGTAGACTTTTTGTCTGATTTCGCCACGAGAGATCCCCATATCGTGCAGTTCTTTATCATTTAGATTCATAAGAATCCAATAATCTGCTCTGCGTTGTTGATTGTCTTGTAGTTTCTTAAACATACGTTTAAACATATTCTATCTCCTTATATGTATAAAGGCAAGACGTACTTACCTTATGGAGATAGTTATATCATACTTAGTTATAGCATAGTATAGATAAGATTGCAACCCCGTTATGCATTAACTGCGATTAGGGTCAAAGTATTCTTCTACTGAAACAAGAATTTCCATAGTATTAGTAGTCTCACCGTATACTAAAATCTTATCGCCTGAGTGTAGGTTAAAGTAACCACCATTAACTAGGTTAGTTACAGAGTTTCCTGCCATACTAAGTCCATTAGCTATATAATGATACTCATTATCTTCAGCATGATAGAATTGTACAAACACCTTCTTAGTAGAAGTAGAGCTATTACTTATATGCAAATACCTAGTAATGGCACTGAAGTTAGCAGGGCAAGTATACACAGCGGTAGCACTAGCATCTGCCGAAGTAGATGCAATAGTGTACCCTTGTGTATGAAACTTGGACTTACTTAGATCAGGCATGTAGCTTCCTTATGCTATTATAAAGTCTACGATCTGACCATCAGGTTTACGTAGTTTGTTTGGATTAGGATTATATGCATACATCTGATTCACTATCTTTAAATCTTCTACTGGTGTATCAGGTGTAATGCGATTAGGTTGTTCTGGTTTATATTCTTCATTATTCCTACTGGACCTATCCTTATCTACCTTCTCAAAGATAATATTCTCGTGTGTTTGAAAAGGCATACTAGGTAAAGGAAAGTGAGATATAAGGGTCATTAAGTTGTACCTTGCATTTGATAACATTGATAACGGGCATAGAAGTTTCTACCGTTTGTCATATTACTCACATCTTCTTCTACTTGAGCAATACATGCAGCTTTATTAAAAAACCCTTGATCAGTACGAACTAATACATCACAGGTTTTAACATCTGTAGGAGAAACACAAATCAGGACAACTGCAATCCACATTACTTCTTTTTCTTAGAGGCCATACCACCACGCATCATTTTCTTTTTAGGTGCCATACCGCCCCCACGCATCATAGTTTTCTTTTTAGCCATACCACCACCACGCATAGGTGTTTTCTTTTTCATTGCTCTAGGTTTCATTGCCATTG